GGAGGCGGAACTTAAACAACGCGCGAAAGAGATCTCGCTCATGCGTGAGCTCGGACTCTCGACCGATTCAACTTCACTTTCTCCAGGAGAGGTAACGGATGACGAAGACATTGCAGTCGAACAAGCAGAGTGAGTTGGATGCCGAATCGGTACCCAGTTCGCTGCGAATCGTTTGTGACGATGCCAGTTCGATCAATTTACAAGCCGCTGAGGCTGCCGAAGAAGGCAAGCCGGCGCTTCGCAAGTTCTCTATGGTCGCTTACACCGGTGGCGCGATGCGTCTTGGTGGCTGGCCTTACCCCGTAGTTGTGGACCTGGCGGGTATGCGTGTGACTCGCAAGTCGCGCCCGATCCTCAAGGACCACGATCGCGCAAGTATCGTAGGTCATACCGACGACATCATGGTCGGCGATTCGCGGCTCGAGGTTGCTGGTGTGATCTCAGGCGTGGGCAATACCGCGCAGGAAGTCATCGCTACCAGCGAGAACGGTTTCCCGTGGCAGGCGTCTCTTGGTGCCAACGCCGACAAGGTTGTCTTCATTCCTGAAGGAAAGACTGCGAACGCCAACAATCGCGAGTTCAAGGGTCCAATCTACATCGCTCGCAAGTCAACGCTGGGTGAAGTCTCGTTCGTAGCCCTTGGTGCCGACGATGACACCGAGGCTCGGATTGCAGCTGGCCAGTCTGGCGATGACGAGGAGCTCGACAACGAAGAGTCGGACAACGACAGCACCGACTCCGATGATTCGGAGCTCGACCCGGTAAACGCCAGCCTGGATATGGGCAGCAAGCCCAAGCGTCCTGTCACTAGTGGAGTCGTTTCCAAGATGCGCATCGAAGCCGCTGCTGAATCCAAACGTATCGCCGGCATTCGCAAAGTGTGTGCTGGCAAGCATCCAGAGATCGAAGCTCGCGCCATTGAAGAAGGCTGGAGCGTTACCAAAACGGAGTTGGCAGTGCTGCGAATCGAACGACCCAAGGCTCCTGATCAACAGGCAAGCCAACCGATGTACCGTCGCGAAGTTCTCGAGGCAGCTTGCTGTCTATCGGTTGGACTCGACGAAACCAAGTTGCTCAAGGCTTATGGCGAGCGAACGCTGAACTCTGCCGATCCGCTTCGGCACATTGGATTGCGTGAACTTGTCGCCGAATGCGCACGACTGGAAGGATTCGATGTTCCGCGCGTCTTTGGTGATGGAACCGCAACGATTCGCGCCGGCTTCTCGACGATGTCGCTCCCTGGAATCCTTGAAAACGTCATGAACAAGACACTTCTGTCTGCCTACGAGTCGACGCCGATCGCTGCGTTTGACCTCTGCAGCATCGGGACTGTGAGTGACTTCAAGGAGATCTCGCGCTATCGTTTGCTTGGCACTGGCGGTTTCGAAAAGGTTGCGCCCGATGGTGAACTGAAGCATGGCAAGCTCTCGGACCAGAAGTACAGCAACAAGGCTGATACCTATGGTCAGATCCTTGCGCTGACGCGTCACGACATCATCAACGATGACCTCAACGCATTCATGGACATCCCGCGTCAAATGGGTCGCAGCGGAGCCGAGTCGATCGACGACCTGTTCTTTACGTTGCTCCTCAAGAACACCGGGTTCTTCTCCTCGGCTAACGCCAACTTGCTCACGGGTCCAGACACAAAGTTCGGTCCCGAATCGCTCACCGTTGCCAAGACAACCTTCCGCAAACAGAAGGCTGGACCGAGCAACAAAGCCAAGGACCAAAAGCCGATCAACATTCGGCCTGAGTTCTTGGTTGTTCCCGTCGAGATTGAAACCGACGCCGAACTGCTGATGGGCTCTGCGCAATTGATGATCGATGCGCAAGGAACGCCGACCAAGATCCCGGTCGACAACCCTCACCGCAACAAGTACCGCGTCATTTCAACGCCGCACTTGTCGGACAGCTACTACCAGGGAGCCAGCGGCTCGGCTTGGTATCTGTTCGCTAATCCGAATGTGCTGCCGGCGTTTGAGATTGTGTTCCTCAATGGTCGACGCACGCCGGTCATCGAACGCGTTGAAATGCCTGCCAACACGCTTGGCATGGGCTTCCGCTCATACATCGACTTCGGTGTGAACTCGCAAGACCCACGCGCTGCTGTGAAGGTCACCGGCGAGTGATCTCCTTAGATGGGTCGGATCTGTCGAATTCGACCCATCCGTCCTAACAAACTCAAGACTCAAGACTCAGGACTCCAGACTGATATGCAAGCTCAATTTGTTCATGACGGTAAGGCCGTTGATTTCACTCCCACCGTTGATGTCGCGGTTGGATCAATCGTGATCCAAGGCGACCTAGTGGGGATTACCAAACGCGACATCAAGGCCGGCTCGCTCGGCTCGATCGCTGTGGAAGGTGTCTTTGACATTCCCAAAGACCCCGCTCTGGCAATCGAGTTCGAAGCGGGCACCAAGGTCTACGTCGATGAAGACGGGGCTGTGGTCGCTGACGATGTTGGCACCAAGTATCTGGGCAAAGTCGTCACCGACGCTGCCGCCACTGATTCCTTTGTCCGCGTTCGCCTGAGCCAGTGATGAGACACCGTGAGCAACAACGCACAAATCATAAACATTGGAGCGATCCACGTTGCTGACGGCACGACCGTCGACTTCGTACCTGAGGTTGATGTGCCTGCAGGTTCGATCGTCGTCGTGGGAAAGCTTGTGGGCATCGCCAAGTTTGGGATTGGTGCGGGCTCACGAGGCAGCATCACGGTTCGCGGCGTCTTTGACGTCGTAAAGGACCCAACCACCAATATTCCCGCTGGAACGATCCTTTACTGGTCGCAGATCAGCTGGCATGTGGTCAAGAACGCTTACGCCCATTCGATGATCGGCAAAGCCATAGAGGCCGCGCCGCCAGGCACACTCACAGTCCGTTTACGTTTGAGTCAATAGATGATGGCATCAATCGCAAAAGTAACAATCGATCGAGCTCGCGCAACGCAGTCCTTGCGGATGGCCAATGGTCTAGTCAGCCAATGGCTCTCGGTGGGCGAGTTCCGAAGTTGTTTTTGCGTGGCAAGCCAGTCAGTTCCATCGGCATGGATCATCGAAGGTCGTTTACCCAACGGCGATAACGTCCAACTCGCCAGTTACGAGACCGATTTGTTTGATCCGGCCAATCCACGCTACGTCACGATGAAGGCTATGTGTGGGCTGCCTATTCGATTCGTTGCGGCTACGCCTCAAACGAACGCGCGATTGTGGGTGGTATTCAAAAGTTAGCGACGACTACCGCTGGCCCGCACCAGGGGCACGAGTTGGGCCTCGGCTCTCCAAACGATCCCTGCGTTTGCGGTCCAGCGTTAGTTGTCACTTCACAATGTTTCTGTTTTCTCTGCTTAAGGATCCGTGTTCTATGAGAATCGCAATTCACGTCGCCATGTTGGCGATCCTCACTTACCTTGCATCTACTGTCTCAGCACAGGAGGTGGTTTGCAAAGATGGCCAATGTTCGATTATCCAATTGGTTCCTCTCACTGAAGAGATTCAGATCGATACATCCACCATCGAAAGCTCGGCCGCTAGCGATGAGGATCGATTCACCCAAGTCATTCGAGCCACAGTTCGTGTCACCATTAGCGGCGTTTGCGGGAGCGGAACGGTTGTCGGTCGCGATGCAGATGGAAACGCGATCGTTCTTACCAACGCTCACGTAGCGGGCACTCAACGAGGTCGCACCGTTAACCTCGAACGGTGGAACTCAGATGGTTCCGTTGAGCGAGGCCGAGGAGCTATCATCTCTTCCGGATATGGCCGAGGGATGAGCGTCGACTTTGCCTTGCTTAAATGCAACGCTGAGTTTGCAAAAGATGTCCGCCCGATCCCGCTCGCCGACCGTTATCCAACCAAGGGGGCAATGGTCAGCACTTACGGCTGCCCTCGCTGTGAATGGCCTAGCTTGCAAGTGCTTAGCTTGAATCGTAGCGAAGGACAAATTCTTACTTGGAAGCCCGAAGCGATTGGAGGTCGTAGCGGTTCTAGCGTGATCGACTATACCGATGTTGGTCCTCGTGTCGTTGGGCTCCTCACTTGGGGAGGCGGAGGCGAAGGGCTTGGTCAATCGACTCCGTTCTTGCTCCAAGCCATGAAGGGCCGTCTGCCGAAATCGCTCGAGGCTCTGCCACAAGGTGTACGCGAAGTTTCCGATGAGCAGGAAAAGTACCACGTT